CCAGAGCAAAGCTTCTATCAAAATAAAATGAGACAATTACAGAGTATCAAATTGGCGTCTAAAACGCGCTAATACCTCTCAGGGTTGAGGGGGAGGTAACGTGTCAGCTTCCCCCTCTTTTTTCCTTGACTCGACCCATAGGTATCAATTACAATCTAGGAAGATCATCTACAGGACACTCCTTTTCGGACCCACAACGTAGCGATTAGGTAGAACCCTTTTGGACACTTCTCCGAAGATAGAACATACTTAATTTTTATTATTAACCCGAATATGGAGAATATTCATGAAATCATTTATTTTAAATTTGGTTGCAATGTTTAAGGCTTTCCTTAACCTTCCTGCAACATTAAACCTTTTAGGGCAACGTGGATCTTTTGAGATCGATGAAGCTTTTGTTGAAACTTACAAATCAAACATCTACATGCTTTCTCAACAAATGGACTCAAGACTAGCAAAAAATTGTCGTCAAGAATCTCAAGGTGGAGAGACTGACTATTTTGAAAGAATTGGTCAAGCTGAAGCTAACAAGATTACTGATCGTCATGGTGATACTATTCATTCTGATACTCCACATACTAGACGTGCAGTAGATTATGAAGAAGCAGATTACTCTGATCTTATCGATAGAATGGATAGAGTTAAATTACTTATTAATCCTGACGATGCTTACGTTCAAGCTGCTGTTATGGGTATCAACAGATATAAAGATGATGTCTTTATTTCTGCTGCAATGGGTAACGCAAGAACTGGTAAAAAAGGTGCAGTAAATGTTGCTCTTCCAAGTTCTCAAAAAGTTGGAGCTACTTCTGGTACTGCTTCAAGTGGATTAAATGTATTTACATTAACAATCGTTTTAGAAAAATTTGATTCTAATGATGTTGACGAAAGTATCCCTAAGTATATCGCTTATTCAGGTAAGCAAAAACAAAATATGCTTAATGAAACTGAAGTTACTTCTGCTGATTACAACAGTGTAAAAGCTCTTGTTCAGGGTCAAGTTGATAGCTTTATGGGATTTAAGTTCATTAGATCTGAAAGACTTCCAGTAACTTTAGCTGCTAACACAGCTTTTGAAGCAACTACAGGTGCTTTCACTGGTGGGTCTGATACTATCGCAGCAGGAGCTAGAAGATGTTTAGCTTGGGCTGAAGATGGAATGATCTTCTCTACAGGTGTTGATTTACTTGTAAAGATTAGTGAATTACCAACTAAACGATATTCAACTCAAGTTTACGCTGCTCACCAAATTGGTGCAGTAAGAATGGAAGAAGAAAAAGTTGTTGAAATTCACTGTAAAGAATAATTAGTAAACTGAGGGGCTTCGGTCCCTCATAACAAAAAAAACCTAACTTGGAGAATATACTATGGCCACTTTATCTGGTTCAAATTACGCAAAAGAAATTGCTAAACCGCAATTAAAGTCTGAAAACGGCGAGCTATTCGGTTCAGTTCATTACCTTAGAGAAGAGTATAACCTAGCTGACGCTGGAAATGTTCTTGCTCTTAACGATGTTATCTTAGGTCCAATGCTTCCTAAAGGTGCAAGAGTTATTGACGCTGCTGTTAAAATTAATGCTTCACTTGGTACTGGTGGGATCGTAGATCTTGGATATTTAGTTTCTAGTGATGCTGTTGAAGCTGCTGACCTTGATGGATTCGTTCAACAAGCTGACGGTGGTGGTGCTGCTGTATTAGCAAAAGCTGCAATTGGTTCACTTGCTTTAGATAAAAAGTTTGAAGCTCCTGTTAGGACTCAACTTAAATGTACTGAAGCTTCTACTAATGCTTCTGGTATTATTAGCTTTTGGATTGCATACGTTTTAAATTAATTAATAGGGAGCTTCGGCTCCCCTTTTCTACCTTAAGGATATTATGGCTACGTCTAAAATAGATATATGTAATTCCGCATTATCAAAGTTAGGAGTAGAAGCAATAGCCTCTTTTGCGGAAACTTCTAAAGCTGCAAAATTATGTAATCTTCAATACGATAAAGTACGGAAGAAACTCTTACGTTCTCATTTATGGAACTTTGCTATCAAGAGATCTACACTTGCTTTGATTTCTGGTGCGCCTTTATTTGGCTATAGTGCCGCTTTCCAATTACCTTCAGATTGCATTATCCCTCTTACAACTAATCAAGATATTGATTTTGAGGAAGAAGGCAAAACACTACTTATGAACTCAGCTTCATGTATACTCCAATATATCAGTGATATCACTGATGTCTCTTTCTTCGATGTTGCTTTTGAAGAAGCTTTAGCTTACTTACTAGCGGCAGAATTTGCCTACCCTCTAAAACAAAGTAATACACTTAGAGAGTCTATGACAGCTTCAGCAAATATGGAGATAAGAAACGCTAGATTCTACGATGCTAAAGTCGGAAGAACTAACGACACAAAGAAACTTCAAGAAGATGTCTGGCTAAACTCTAGATACTCTGGGGTAGACAATGACTAAATTTACTACCGTATATAACAATTTCTCTGGCGGAAAAGTGTCGGAAAAGTTCAAAGGTCGCTTCGATACCAAGCAATACCAAAACTCATTAGAGGAATGTAAAAACTTCCTATTTGGTAAAGTGGGCGGAATTTATAAAAGAACAGGTACGGTATTAGTTCATGATTTAACAAACGTATCTAGTGGATTCACAGATACTCATACTCCTATCATGTTTGATACGGGGCGCGGATCTTCTTATACTCTATATCTTCCCAATACTACAGTTAAGCTAGATGGTGCGCCTTCAAGTCCTGTCTACATAATCTTAAATGATGGTAATGGTATATCTTCGCCTACTGAATACGGGCTAGGCTCAGGGATTGCATTTAAAGTTCCTGGGGGGTACCCGGCATGGCCATCTTCAAATGGAGTGACTTTTAGTGAAGGTCACTGGATCTCTCAACAAGTAGGAGATTTCTTATTTATAACTCACTCTTCCGGGGAACAAAGACCTCTAGTAATTGCTAGAACGTCACCTTCTACTTTTGAAATAAATTATTATGACTATATGATGACCCAAGCTGACGGTCTTTCCTATGCTATGAAAGGACCCTACAAGAAAAACACTTCTGCTGTAACTATGGCTTACTTAACTAACGTAATAACAGCTTCGGCTGCTTATTTTACAGCAGGTATGGTAGGTTCTTGGATTCGTATAAACGTAGGTGGGTCTTCGGGGGTATATGTAATAACAGGGTATACTGATTCTACTCATGTTGCGGCGACCGCATTTCTAGGGGCTACAACTGCTGGGGCTACGGATGACTGGTCTGCTTCAGCGTGGAATGATGAATTTGGATGGCCTACTGCCGTAACTTTCCATAATCAAAGACTATTTTGGGGCGGATCTCCGAATAAGAACTTTGACTCTATCTGGGCTTCACGAACAGGTAACTTATTTCACATGTCTAGTGAGAGACTAGACCAAGATCACACAACTGACGTTTCCGGGGCTAACTATTTCGGGCCTGTTGTTTTCGCTACGGATCCTACAGATTTTAGACCTGCTTCTACTCAGTCAAATGCCGTTACTTGGCTTTCTGGTGGACGAACTCTAATGTCAGGAACTACTGGCGGAGAGAACTTAATAAATCTCGGAGTCGATAGTTTAGATATTAAAGAAAACAGTAACTATGGATCATATAACTCTCAGGTGGTTAAAGCCGGGAAAGATGTCATATTCGTAGGTAAAGATAGAAGAAGTCTTAGGACTTATAGATATTCTGAAGAGAACGGATCATGGCTTTCTGATGATTTAAGCTCAAAAGCAGATACTCTATTTTTAGATGGGGCAATTCTTGCCGGGGATTTCCCTACAATTAAGCAGATAAGTTGGAACTCAGAGAATAAACACTTATGGGTTTTGATGTCTAATGGTGACTTAAAGATACTTTCTTACGATGTTGAATTTGGACTAAATGGATGGACTGAGTTTGAGATAGGCGGAGAGACAACTAGGGATATCCTCGGGGTCCATAATATGCCAAGTCCTGATAGATCTAGAGTAGAGACTTATATCTCAGTATCTAGAACACTGGAAGATGGTCCCTCTCCTGCTACAACTAATATATTCCTAGAAAAAATAATAGGTGAATTTAATAACACCTCTATAAACGCTTTCACTTCTACGGATTTCGTGGATTATCCAAGATACCTAGACTTTGCCCAATTATCTACTGCTAATGGTAGTGGAGTAGCGGCAACTGCAAGCCTAGCCTACTTAGGGAATACTTTTGACTGTATTGTAATGACCGCAACTGCTGTTACTTATGTACTTGGAGTGGTTGTCGTTGATGTGGCCTCTAGTCCTAACTTAGATTATACATTTCCTGCTAACGCTAAAGTAATATATGGGTATAATTATAGTGCGGAGCTTAAGACGCTATCTCCAGAAGGCGGAGGACAATTCGGCACTTCAATGGCAGATGTTAAGCATATTCACGAGACTTTTCTAAGGCTTTACAGAAGTATGGATTTCTCGATAGGATCAATAGATAAAGATAGTGGGCTGGAATTAACTTTTGAGGACGTGACTTACGCGGATCTCACAAGTGAAGATAAGAGAATTTTTACTACAGATAACCCTGATACTGACGGGCAAATCATAGTTAGGAATACAACACCTACCCCTTTAAACATATTATCGATTATAAGCAAGGGTGTAGCTTATGACTAGGAGCTTTTAAATGCCAATACCTTTAGCAATAGCAGTAGCAGGAACGGCAATATCCGCGTGGAACCAAATGGAAGCAGGAAAAGCGGAAGCCTCTGCTTTTAAAGAATCCGCTAAAGCTAGAAGAGATCAAGCAGCTAGTGTAATGGAAAGATTCGGCATGAACGCTGAGTTTACTAGATTAGACGGTAAATCGTTTAAAGGGAAACAACTTGGTGCTTTTGCCTCAAGTGGAGTTGATCTTGGATCCGGTGCTGTGTTAAGCTCAATAGAAGATACAGCAAATAAGATAAATAGAAGAATACAGATAGACCAAATGGAAGCTGAAGCATCACGAGATAGTATCTTAATGGCGGCTGACTTGGATATGACTAGAGCCGATAACGCTAAAAAAGGCGGAGAAATGGGCGCTCTTGGGGCTATCGCAGGTGGATTTATGAGGAGCTTTTAATGGCTAAAATACCTATGTTATCGGGAAGTCCAAGGCTGAGACAATCAGATCCTTTAGCTCCTACACTATCAGCCAGAGAAGCCGGAGCGCCTTTCAAACAAAAAGCTGCACTTGCGGATCAAGTAGCAGGTGGTATGTTTCAACTTCAAAAGAAACAACAAGCTGAAGCCGATAAGGTTTCATATACTAAAGCAAATATAGGTCTTTCAGAAAGCTTCAATGAAGTATCTTCTCAAATGGAAAAAGAATATAGAGAAGGGAAGCCTAATCATGAAGGCTATGCAGATGACGCAATGGAGAGAATGGAAGTTCACAAGACCTTCATTTTAGAACAAACTCCTGAGTCAGCTAAAGGTCAAGTTTCCCTAGCGTTCGATCAAAAAATGTCGCAGATGAAGGGACGGGTACAGTCTTTTGAATCAGGCAAGAAATCGGAATACGCTTTTAATGAAACTAAAGGTATGGTTCAAGATGCTTCAAATGGTACTTACTCTCATTATAGTCCGTTGGATACTTTGGAAACTTCTAGACGACTCCAAGGACTAGTCGCTACTTCTTCTCAATTCGATCAGAAATCAAAGCAAGTTCTTCTCAAGCAGATGGCTGACCTACCTAAAGATATGTTAGACGGGGTTTTAGATAGAGAGGACCCTTCTGAAATGCGGAGAGCTTTACACGATATAGATAGTGAAGACATGGAGCCTGTATTCGGGTCTATGGATCCTGTTGCGGTTACTAAAGCTAAAGCAAAACTTAAGAGAAAGCTAGAATACAAATCAAGTGAAGGTAAAAAAGAATTAAACACTAAGTATAATAATCTTATGGCTGCCTATAAAGGCGGAACTTTAAAAGGTCCTGAAGCTAGGAAGATATCTAATGATGTAAAGAATGAACTTACTATGAGACTAGGGCAAGAGAAAGCTGGTCCTATGATCGATCAAATAGAGACTCAAGAAGCTATTTCTTCTCATGCTAACGATGCACCTTTTGAGTCATGGGATACTGACGCGGTTTCTAAGGAAATAGCAGGAAGTAATAAGGATCCTTTAACTAGAGCGGCGAGTCAGGCTAGAGTTAAGAGTAGTTTAGATCAAAAGAAACTGGCAATGCAGAATGAATTTAAGAAAGATCCAGCTTCTTATATAATGAAGCACGATCAAGGAATAGCTTTAAATGCCCAAGCTATGATGGGTACTAATAATATGAAAGAGGCTAATGAAGCTTTTTCTTCTATGATGATAGGGCTTTCCTCAAGATACGATCAAATGGGTACTCCAGTAACTCAAAGAAAATATGTACCTGATGCTCTTAAAGCTCACTACGGTGGGGCTTTGAATCAATTCATATCTCAAGGTAATCACAAAGAAGCCGCAGGTCTAATGAATGACTTTGTAGCTAGAACTGGAGATAACTCTTTCAGGTTCTATGACGAGCTTGGACTTCCTGATAAATATGCTGCCGTTACTGAAGTAGGTACTCCAGAAGGAAGAACTAGAGTAATGAGAAACTTAATGAATGAGAAAGAGGACATAAACCCTAGATATGAGGGGATCCAAGGAAAACAAAGTGACCCTACTATACAGGCGTTTCTTAGAAATGATCCTATGTACAAGGCCATAATGTCTGAAGATGGCGGATTAAATACTTCATCGGGAGTAAGAGCAGAGTCTATGCTTAAGGTGGCTCAGGTTGAATATAAACTAGCTAAGTTAAATGGAGATGACGATGATACAGCTAAAGATAGAGCTTGGTCTAGTATGTCAGACAGCTACGATATTATACCTAATGCTGGAGGTCATATCCCTATAAAGAAAGGGAAGCACTCTTCAGAAAACGCAAAGCTATTCTTAGACAATAATACAAAAGCTAATATAGACTATATGAACAAGTTTGGACTTAAGTTACATGAAGGTTCTTCTATGGAAGCCACTAACGAGCAGTTTAGAAAGAACTCTCGTTGGACTTATAATAGAAAATCAGACTCAATGGTTCTAGGTGTATATGATCCTAGCCAAGCAAGATGGGCCAGAGCAGAGAAAAAAGACGGAGGTTTAGTATCTGTTAAACTTTCAGACATAGATATTATGGACGATCTTAAACCTTCAGATAGTGCTTTAGATGCTAGAAGAAACATAATGAGTATGAGCAGAATGGGGATTATAGATAAGCCTAAAGAGAAACCTACTATGAAGTTTGAAGTACAAAGTTTTAAAAAACATGGGAATAATTAATGCCTTTCGATACCGGAGAATCATACGCTGAGCCAATAGGACCACCAGAGGAAAGTACTTCTGCTGTGGCTTCTGCTGCTTGGGAAAATATGGGACTCACTGGAACTCTTTCCGGTGCTGTAATCGATGGTTGGAAACGTGAAGGCTTATCTAAAATGGGAAAGGCAGTAACTCCTGCCGAAGCAAATAAAATGTTTCCGGGCTTAAATGCCGATAGAGATATAACCTTATCTGAAGCTGATTTCATTATGAGCAAAAGAGAAAAGGTTGCAGAAAATCAACAAATTATAGACTCCGCAGCAGATAGTTTCCTTAAAGGGACAGTAGTTCCTTTCGTTGCAGGAGCGGCAAAGGCTATGACGGATCCTGTAGATATGGGGATAAACTTTATAACTGGTGGACTTGGTGCAGGACTCGCAGCAGGAAAGGGATTAGCGGCAAAAATTGCCATTGATGCACTTGAAGCCGGAGTAGGGGCAGCAATAGCTGAAGCTCCTGTTGCTATGGAAATGACTGATACTTTTGAAGAATATACTTCTAAACACTTCCTAACTAACGTCATAGGGGCAGCAACTCTCCAAGTGGGATTAATGCATGGAGTTCCTGGGGCATGGAAAGGAACTGCGAAATCTGTTGAGTTTATGGGAGCTAAAACCTCTGATGGTCTTCTCAAGTTCGCTGACGTTTTAGAGAAAAAAGGGATTAACTCTACTCCTGCTATTAGAGCGGCAGTAGATAAGATAACTGAACTTACAGGGAAGGCTGACGAAGTTCACCTTTCAATTAAGGAAACTTTAGGCGGAAAAGTAGAAATCGGTGATGATATGATCGATTCTCTTAGGAATGTAATCAAAGCCCATGATGACGGAAAGATAACTGATGCTGAACTAATATCATTTAGAGATCATGCTCAAGAACTTGGGGTGGATGAAAGGGTAATAGCTCAAGCTATGGATCCTGAGAAATCTCTTGAGTTTAATGATGCAGAGACAGCTCAAATAAAAGAAATCAATAATAGCCCTGAAGCTAAACAAAACTATAATCCTGAAGCTAAAAAGCTTAATGAATCTTTAGATGATTTTGACCCTGATAACTTTACGGATGCCCAATTAGATAAAGAGTTTGAGGACATGCTTGGAGGGGACGAGTTTGACTTTGAGGGTAATCCTATAACTAAAGAAGTAACACCAGAAACTAAAGAAAGAACACAAGTGACTAAAGAGAGAAATAAGGGAATCCAAGAAAAGGAATTTTTGAGAGAACTTGCAGCATGTAGAAGGGGCGCGTAATGTCTGATAAGTGTAGTTTACAACTCCAAGAGAAACTTAAAGAATTTTACAAGGGTAAAGAACTTGAATTAAAGTCTGCTGAGTTTGAACTTGAAATAGATAACGCTCTTAAAGACGCTAAGAAAGATGGGGCTGACCCTATTAAGTTCATTGAAGAAAGAATAAATAGCAATATTAGAGATATTAAGATGGAGGCTAGAGCTAGGGTCCTTCAAGTAAATGCAAATGAAAGATTAAAAGCTCAAGCGGCACAATTTAAAAATAGCCAACAAGGTATAGAATCCGCAATCCACGCTCAACCCGGTAAGCAATATGTTGGACATGCAGGAAATGTAGAAAGTAAGGTTGCGGCTGAGAGAAGAACTAGAGCCGCGGCTATCATGAATAATCTTGAAGAACTAGACGGTGGTATAGAAAGAACTTTAACCGGAGAGTTTGATGACGATGTTATGAGACTTATCATGAATGAAGTATCTGAAGCTGACATGGGTACTATCCCTAGAGAAGCGCATATCATCTATAATGCAGTTAAGAAGAATAATGACTTTGATTACATGAGAAAGATTGAAGTTGGGGCTAACGTAAAGTTCAAGAAAAATAGAGTATTCAAGCAAAGACATAGTGCTAGAAATATGCGGATCCTCGGAGAACAAGCTTGGACTGAGAAAGCAGCTAGGGATTTTGATCCTGAGAGTATACTAGAAATTGCTCGTACTCAAGCAAAAGGTAATGAGAACAAATTAAACGCTATTGAGTTAGATCCTGAGAAGGCTAAAGCCGATTGGTTCGCCTCTCAATACAAAAAGATATTAGATAATGAAGGTAAGCAGGGGATTGATATTGAGGACGACTTTAAGAGTATTACTTTTACTGGTCAGAAGTCTTCACTAGAGAAATCCGCGTCTATCCGATTCAGAGATTCGGCTGCCCAATTAAGGTATAATAGGGAAGTTAACGGGAAAACTGTAATGTCTATGGTCCTTGAAGATGTTAGGGACAACGCAGGTTATATAGGATCCGCAGAAGTATTTGGACCTAACCCAAAAGCAGGATTCACAAAGATGATCGCTGACGGTAAAGACTTAAAAATAAAGTCATTAGAGGGTAAATTCAAGCTTGCTTCTGGGCGTAGAGCCGGAGTAGCAAGAGGCTTTCTACCTAAGTCTGCTGACAAGGTTCGTAAAATAGCAGATGTTACAAAGCTAGGAACTGCAATATTCTCAACTCTTCCTGATTTCTCACTAGGGGCATTTATAATAAGTAGTACTACAGGTAAGCCATTCTTTTCAGCTTTCGGTGATCTTGTAACAGAAACTATAAAAAACGTACCTACTAAGCACCGTAGAGAAGTACAGAGAAGGCTTGCAGTTTATACTGATGACTTTATGTACGGGAATCTTAACTCTAGAATAGGGGAAGATTCAGGGCTTATATCGAATACTTTTGATGACTTCAGCATAGCCAATTCTAAAAAGGCAGTAGCCGATAGAGACTTCGATGCTATGGCCAATCAAGCCGGGTCTTTAGTGGATGCAGGACATAGAAAATTTATGAAATATACTGGACTTCCAGCTCAGTCTGAAATAATCAGAACTGCTTTAGCTAAGAATATGGCTGAACACATGAATGATATAGCAGGACAGAGCTTCGGAGAACTATATAAAGGGACTAAGAACACTATGGATCGCTTCAATATTGGCGAGAAAGAGTGGGATCTTCTTAGAAAGCATGGAGGCGTAGAGCTTTCAGATGGAACTAAGGTTATTGATACCGACAGTATTGGCGGCTTCACTAAGGAAATGACAGGACATGAGACTCAAGGGGCTTCTGATAGATACCTTGGGGAACTAGCTTCTAACTATTCTTCAATGCTTACTTTCGTTGCTGAGCATGGTTCACCAACTCCAGGAGTTAAAACTAAAGCTTGGGTAGATAGTATTGATCCTAATACAGCAGCAGGAATAATGATGCGGTTTATGGGGCAGTATAAGTCATTCTCAATAGCAGTAATGGATACAATTAAAGAAGGGCTTGGACCTGACATAGACGCTAGTAGAATAGGTAAGTTTGGAATGGCTGCCATTACTGGCATGGGCTTGGCTTACATGGGCGATACAGCTAAGAAGATGGTTCAAGGTAAGGATCCTCAGTCTTTTATGGACGATAGAGGGAAGTTCAATGGTAAGTTAGCTAAGGATATGCTTCTTAGAGCCGGAACAGGTGGGCTTTGGTTAGACTTTTTAGCGACTGATTACAACTCTACATGGAAAGCATTAGGGGCAGATCTTGCCGGACCGGGTGTTGGGGTTATAGAAAGTGGACTTAAAGTAGGTCACGCCGGACTTAACATGATGATATCTGATGATGCAGGTAAAGCTAAGACAGCTAAGAGAAACTTAATTAATGAAGTTGAAAGAAATATGCCCGGTATTCCTTTCACAAAAGCTATAGTAAATAAGCAGATTTTCGATATAATACATTCAGCAGCAAATACAGGAGCTAAACGATGAGCGTGGCAGACTTAGACACTTACTTAAAATATACAGGTGATGGAGCAAATGTAGATTTTGCTATACCTTTCGCTTACTTATCGGGAGAAGTTACTAATATTAAGGTTATCTTAAGGGATAACTCGGTATCTCCTTCTACTGAAACTCTCCAAACTGCTCCTACTCATTGGTCTTTTGACAATGCTACGGATCCCACAAAGGTTACTTTTGTTGCTCCTCCGGCGGCGACTGAAGAAGTTTTTGTATATAGAGATACACCAATCAATCAAGAAACTAACTTCCCTACGGCCGATGCCTTAACGGAAGCACAATTCGATAGAGTTACATTTATGCTGCAAGAGGTCAATGACAAGCTTGAAAGAGCTTTGCTTATCCCCCGATCGGCTGACGGGCTTCCACTGGAACTTCCCGAAGCAGATAACGGAACTTACCTTGGATGGGACTCAGGCATTATCGCTAATCTTACTGCGGTTGCAGGAGCTACGGGTGCGACTGGAGCTACTGGACCTACAGGGGCAACTGGTCCAACTGGAGCTACCGGAGCTACGGGTGCGGCTGGATCTAATGGAGGGGACGGTGACGATGGTCTTATCACCGCTTTGGCCAATGAATCAGAGGCACAAGTAGGAACTGAGAACACTAAAGGGATGACAGCTCTTAGAACTAAAGACGCTATCGACTACCAAGTACCTCTTTTAACAATATTAGCTACAACTATTCCTGCTGAGCAAGCGGTTCAAGATGCCAATATATCTGCTCTTACAGGAAGAATGACTACAGTAGAGAACGGATTAGAGATTAATCAATTTTCCGGTGGTCAAGCTATTCAAAATAATGAGGCTACTGGAATAGCACTAGAAGGGATAAATTCAGATGTAGCAGAAGCTCCAAGATACGGAGACTATTTAGCTAGAAATAATACAGGCACGAACTTTGCAAGGATCACTTGCTTAGTTTCAAGAGTAGATGACGCGGAGACAAGATTTGTACAAGTAACACTAGTAATGCACTATATAGGTAGTACTTGGTTTATCGGAAGGGAATCCACTGTTGTACTCAACGATGGAAACCCGGATGGACTTGTCTTCACCGTTGCTACGGATGGCTCCGGTGTAGGGCAAGTTTCCTACACTTCTGACAATATGACTGGTGGAAATCACGTTGGTTCGATAGACTGGTTAGGGAAAGAAATTCAAAAAGTAGTGGGAGTTTAATATGAGATTGTTTAAATACTTATTAATAGTTATAGCCTTAGTTTCCATAACTCAGGCTGAAGCAAAATATCAGATCTTTGCGGATCCGATAGCGGTCGGGGATACTTTAAAACCAGAAACGGGAGCGGCTTTCGCTGTGCAATCTACTTCCGAGACCTCTCTACCTTGTCCTAAGATGACTGAGGTTCAGAGAGACGCCCTTGCTGTTAAGCCTGTTGGTAGTTGTATTTTCAATACTACTTCAGCTTCCTCAGAATTTTATAATGGATCTTCTTGGCTAAAAGCAGGGTCGGGGGCAGTAATTTCTTTATGGACTATAGGGACAGCATACGGAGTAGGGGCTTTCGTCTACACAACTCCAGACTTTAAACTATATCTAGCTAATACTTCACATACCGCAGGAGCTACTTTCCCCGGAGATATCGCAAATTGGGATGAAGCAAGCCCCACTGAAATAGTGGATTTAGCAACTGCTGATGTTACAGGAACTTTACCTACTGCTAATGGGGGTACTGGATCTACAGCTACAACTTACGCGGATTTGACAGCAAATGTAAACGGTATCCTACCTATTGCAAACGGGGGGACTAATAGCTCAACTGCCCTCAATAATAGTCTTGTAATGATTTCAAATGCAGGAGCTATTGAGGAATCGGCAACTATATCGGTAACGGAATTAGGACATTTAAATACTGTAAGCTCTAACATACAAGATCAACTAGATACTAAACTGGAAACGGTAGACCTGACTTCAGACGTGGGGGTCACTATTCTCCCTATTGCTAACGGGGGTACAGGATCAGCGACTCAAAACTTTGTTGATCTTACAACGGCTCAAAGTATAGCAGGGATTAAAACTTTTAGTGCTAAAGGTGTATTGAGCGCAGGAATAGATATTAATGATACTTCTACTATTGATTCAACAGGAGCAACAGACGCTCTAGCAATTAACCATAGTGGAGCAGGAGAAGCCTTATCTCTTACTCAAGCAGGAGCGGGAGAAGCACTTGCAATAAGCGGCGGTAAATTAACAATAGATGAAAATATTGAGATGTCAGGTACAGGATCAATAACGATTCCAGTAGGTACTACAGCTCAAAGACCTACACCAGTAGCAGGGATGCTTAGACGAAATACAACTACAGCTTCTTTTGAAGGATATGACGGTGCAGCTTGGGGTGACTTAGGCGGTGGCGGTCAGGGTGGTGTAAATTACCTAGCTGACACTAAAGATTCAGACTTCGAAGTAGACGTAGGCAATTGGGTAGCTTTTGATGATGGTTCGGTAACTGTACCTGTTGATGGTACTGGTGGTTCACCTACTTTAACATGTACAAGAAACACAACTACACCTATCAGGTTAACTGGTGATTTAAAGATGCTTACACCTGCTGTAGACTCTCAAGGTGAAGGTTGTTCTGTAGATTTCGATATTGATTTAGGTATGCAAGCTCAGAAATTAACTGGTAGTGCTTGGATAGATTTAAGTGCAATTGACGATGATGACTTTGCTATATTCGTTTACGATAAAACTAATACAAATATGATTAGAGTAAACGGTGAAAGCTTAAAAGGTGGCGAGGGTAAGACATACTTTCAATTTCAAACTGCAAGTAATTCAACTTCATATAGATTAATTATAATGAATGTTGATTCAAGTAATACAACTTCTAGAAGCTTATACTTCGATCAGATAGCTGTAGGTCCTACGAATTTAGCTCGTGGTTCTATTATAAGTGATTGGAAAGATTTTACAGGTACTTTTGTTAATGTGACGCTGGGGACTGGTGGCACAACTGAATTTAAATACAGACGAGTAGGGGATTCTGTAGAAATCATGGCAGGGTTTTCACTTGGTACATCGGGTGCGCTCACTGGGACACTAGGTATCCCTATGCCAAGCGGGCTATCCATCGACTATGGGAAGACAGTTCAAAACTTGAGTGCCGTAGGTGTGGCTTACTCTGTTGATGCAGGGTCTAACAGACCATCAGGTACAGTTACAACAGGAAACACTAGTAACACATTATATGTCACAGGGGCAGAAAAGGGAGCTTCTGGTTTAATATGGAACGCAACAGTACCTTTTACATGGGCAAATACTTACAAATTTAATATGGTGGCAACAGTACCAATCCAAGGATGGTCTAGTGACTCAGTAAGCTCAGAAGACCTTGGCGGGAGAGAGATAGTTGTTGAGGGTGCAAGTAACGGGGCCACACCACTAACAGCAAATGTAACTCCTATAGATTTCACTGAAACCAGAGATACGACATCCAGCTGGGATGGGTCAACTTTTACAGCACCCGAAACAGGGGATTACAGCTTTGATGGTATGATAAGGTTTAGTGCGCCAGTTACTGCGAATATTAGATTGTATAAAAATACAGGAGCTAATAAATATGTAAATGCACTAGGGGCATCTACACAGAATAAAAAGTTCCAAGTAGTAATGAGTTTAACAAAGGGTGATACCGTTGACTTTAGAGCGGATGCAGGTAGTCTTATTTTACAAGGATCTACAACCTTACACTACATACACATACAAAAACTCGCATCACCTCAAACAATACTTGAAACTGAAACGGTTGCGGCTAGGTATAGTACAGATTCAGAAGCTATTACTAACACGACGACCATACTTATATTTGAGGATTCCACAACAGATGGCGATACTCACGGACTTTATGATACCAGTACAGGGATCGGCACGATACCCGTGTCTGGTTGGTACGACTTTAAGCTAAATATCTTAACTGGATCGGTAGCTTGGACGGTGGGTCAAAGGCTAGAAGTTGAGCTTGTTGTAAATTCTAGCACGACAAAGGGGTTTTGGTGGAACATAGCGGGGGCTGCTTTTACTCAAAATATGCCAGCACAAGCCAGCACATCCGTATACCTAAGCAAAGGCGACACTTTCCAGTGGGAGGCAATAGCAGGCCGAGGTGCAACAAATTTGGCTACAGTAGGCACATATAATTTTTTCAGTATAGAGAGGGTTAAATAATGAAATTATTGATTTTAATATTACTTATATTTCCAATCAAGTCTTTTGCAGACGTTAGGGTAAGTCTAGAGTCTGTAAGAAAAGGGTCAATGGTCGTTGACTTCAAAACCCAAACCAAAGCAGACGCTTGGATAGCTGATAATATCTCTAACGATTCATGGGGTAAAAAAGAAAGATGGGAAAAATACACCGATCAAACTACTTGTTTAGAAATAGTCGATGTTGAGTTCTTTGGTGAAGTTGAATATCAAAACTGTAAGCTACCAGTAGAATATACAATAGTTCAAACTGATATAACTGCGGAAGTTGAGGCTAAGAAAGCTAAGAAGATTCTAGATGATGCAAAAATTGAAGAGTTAAAACTTAAAGATAAAGACACCCTGAAACTTGATGAACTTATAGAGCTATTACAGCTCAAGGGGATTATTTAATGAAATTACTTATACTATTAACACTCATTTGTTCATCTAGTGCTTTTGCAGTAGATGGGTCGAAATCACCAGTTAAAGATTTTGATGTAGAAATACATAAGGGGAACATAGAAAATCACTCTTTGGTTCATAAATTTGGGTCTAATGATGCTGTTGGGACTAGTTATGTACCTCTAACTTCTTCTGGTACTTACATGACTCCTACTGCTTTAACTTCATTAGAGATGGTATCAGATGATAATACTAACGATAAAGCAGGACAGTCTGGGGCATTAACTGTAAAAGTCTGGGGTATTAATAACACTAACGGGGCTTGGACTGAAGATAGTGAAACTGTGGTACTAAACGGGACTACTGCTGTGGCTCTTACAAAACAATACTATAGAATTTTTAGAATGAGAGTAATGACTTCTGGTACTTATGGGAGTACTGGTGGGGCTTCTCATGACTCTACAATTACTTTAAGAGCAGCAGGGGCAGGAGCTACTTGGTCCGTTATAGGCACAGATGGGGGGCTTGGATTCGGAACAAGCGAAATCGGGGTCTATACAGTACCTAAAGGCTATAAAGCTTATTTAATAGAAGCTCACCTATATGTAGATGCCACTAAACCAGCTAGTATTTTAATGTATAAAAGGGAGGGGGCCGACACAGTATCCGCTCCATTCGCTCCTATGCAAGTACTTCAAGTCTTTAAAAATGTAACTTCCTCACAGGATGCAGGAGCTAATGCTGCAAACACTATTATAGAGGGTCCTGCTGATATAGGCTTTATGGCAAAGTTGTCTTCAGGTACAGGTACAGTAGGTGTGGCTTTTGAGATAATGCTAGTAGCACACTAATGAGAAATCACGAACTATACGAAGAGATTAAAGAACTTAGAAAGGAAGCACAAGCAGAGCGTAACGATATGCGACAAGATATTAATGATCTAAAGCTTGAGCTTTCAATTTTTAAGGGTAAATCATTTGGCTTTATGGCCTGTCTTAGTTTAGTATTTACACTGATAACCAATATAGGCTTAGCCTACATAACCAAGGGAAAATAAATGAGCAAAGAACTATCACATGAGATCAAAATTGAAGACAAGAAAATCAAGCTAATTGCTAACTATAGCGGTGAGCAAGCAAGCGCAAGCGTTGCTATTGAACTTGACGTTATTGAGTACCTTGAACTTCTTAAAGAAGCTATTCCTGGGGATGGCCTTCCTGAAACTGTAATTGATATGCTTTCAGCAGCACTTCTTAAATAATACTATGTGGGCAAAAGCATTAGATATATTCTCTAAATACTTACTGGTCCCTCTTCTCACGAAGGGGGCAGCCTACATTAAGGACCTTGTTCTTAGATGGGTTAAAGCCAATAATGAAAGAAAACGAAAGAAAGCTGCCGCAAAAGCCAACAAAATTAAGGTTAAAAAATATGAAAACTCTGAGACACGCACTGATAATTCTGACAATTTTAGGGACCTTCCTTAGTTGTAAAAATAGACTAGGGGTTGCAAGACCTAAATTAGAACCTCAAGAACAAAAAAGTCCTATCTTCGTACTAATAGAAATAGACGGGAAATCATACATCGACATTCAAGAATCATACTGTCTCTCAAGATCTTATGATATCTCTAGGGACCGCGTTGGGCCTGTAAGCGATCCTGTGTTTCTTGGAATATTGGAATGTGAAAAGATCGTGGGTCGCTCTCCTGAAGAATATGGAGTCTTTGCGACATGGTTAGATGATATGAGGCACTGGCTTTTAGGATTTAGCCGTAAAAAGAGGTAATATTTGCTTTGCAGGAGGGATTTATCCCGAATTGCCTACCTGTTCTAAACCAAACGGACATTACTACGCACTCTGTTATAAAAGTGAAACTTCATTGCCGCGAGTTCGTACTTATTCTTAGCTTTGGTGACTAAATTCTGGTGACTGTATGTAATGGCGTCTTGGATATGCTGAAGCCTATCTCGTTCCTTGTCACTTGGGTTATAGAGTAATGGAAAGAATATAACTTGGCATTTAAAAGTCAAAATCAAAGATCTCTGAGAGTAACTGTCCGAACTGATCTGCAATAATTTCCTCCAATTCTGGAGAGAGATTAGCGTTTATCATACCCATTCTTCTAACATACGCATGGAATAATTCATGAAAGAAGGTGCAAGCTGTTCCGTTATCGTCCATTGATCCGTCTATCCAAATTGTATTCTGTTGAGGGTCGCACATTCCGGCAGCTCTTTGCCCCTCTAATATGATCTCATTGTGATAGATTACATGCCAAAGTTCTCCGTATATCTTAATCTCAAAGTTCTTACGTTTCTTTAATTTCATGGTTTGTACTTCCTCATTAAATTTTGAAGACCAAAACGCTCGATATCAAACATTCCGTTCTTCACGTTTCTTAATATAAAAGTACCTCTAAAATGGTGATTGTTTGGACCCTTGTAAGCTTCATCATGTAGGTAACAAGATCCTGCTATAATAGCGTGGATTCTCTTTCCGTCCCCTGCAAGTTGTTCAGCATAATCAAAACCTTGCTGATGTCCTGCTATACAAGTCCTGTGTTTTTTAAGTAATAATTGTCTTGCTGTCCCAACTGGCTTTCCACTGTTTTCATTAGGGAAAAAGTGAGAGAAATAGCATCCTGCTAATTTAAACTCTTTAAGGAATGGAATAACTTTCCATTGGTAATCATTAATTGGAAACCTCTTAATGACCTCCCTTAAATTAACGTCCCCATAATCATAAGCGCGATTGATACGATCTTCATGATTACCTCTAAGCATTATCTTTTTGCATTTCTTTTTATGCTGTGGCCAATGAAGGTCTAACATCTTGAAGAACAAATAACTGGCGTCATTACCTGCATTTATGTCATCTATATAATTATAGATCTCATGAGACTTCTTACCTTTGTCGTAATAAGAACAAGAAGGCATGTCATGGTGGTCGCCTAAATGAATAATGTAATCTGGTTTAACTTCCGCTATGTGTTTAGCGATTGATTTTAGATAAGAAACGTCTACACGATCCTTCACTTGAGTATCGGGAATACAATAAATATCCATATTTATCTCCTGCTTTATATCACGAATAGTATAAAACAGGAGGCAAACTTTACCTAATGATATTGTTAATTGGTCGGCTATTACTTAATAAATAATCTAATAGGATGATCTGCGTCATCAAAGTAATCATTGAAATTTTTATCACGTTTAAAAAGCTTAATCCAGTACAAGCTACCTAGATCACTTAACACTAGATGCGCAATGTTTTTCTGACTGATTGCACCTGTCTGCCCCTCCCTATGGGGATGATTTTTAAACTTATACCAAGGCTTGTACCATTTCTCTCCCTCTAGGGGGATATTTTTAAAGTTGCGCTTCATAAGCACAGATAATAGCCATAAGTAGAACATGACAGCATGTACAAGCACACGTTTACCTGCTTTTCTGTTTAAGTAGTGACGGATATGTGGCGGTACTAGATACGATATTGGGTGCATATCTCTGACATTGGCAGTTTTAAAGAAGTTCCTACGCTTACCTGCGCAATATACTAGTGCTTGAAATATTCTAAACTTGCTAGGCGAGTGAAGTGTGTCATGCCATCTGTAATCAAATGTGCTGAGAGATTCGCTAGTTATTAGGTCGAGATATATCCCTCCTATGATTTCATCTAGGCTTGTAGGTTGATTGTTTGTTGGATGCCTTTGTATTGTTATGTCATTCCCGAGAGTATTGATATCTATCATTTGACCATAAAAGTAATCTCTATAATCAAATTGCTCACCAGTTAATGCCTTCCAGAATGCACTATAAATAAGCGGATTATTACTATCTGCTTTAGCCGTATCATGTAGAAAATTGTATTTATCCCAGAATGGTTTACTCATATCTATCCTTGTATTTATCTTTATATTCTATCAATTTATCTTTATCATAGCTGTGCATGACTGTTTCAGTTAAACAATAATCAATCAAGCTATTAGCTTCTTTTAGTTGGGTTTTTAGGTGTTTAATTTCACAGTATTCACAATTAAAAAGCTCTTTAATATCATGCTCGCAAAACTCACCATTCCTAGTTACAATATTCAT